CGCCACTCTAGCGCTGCGCTACACCCACAGAGTACAGCCTCCCTGCGGTCTGCTGAACGGTCGCGTTCCACGCGGCTCACGGGCTTCATGCTCTTAGGCAGCGCGGGGCGGCTTTACACACCGTAGAGAGAGACAAAACACTTTGCTCGCCGTCAACAGGCCGGACGCCACATCTCGGCCATGACGTTGTCGGCGGGCAGGGGCGAGACGTAACGCAGCCCGACAACGGCTTGGCGACGAGTGGGCCGCCCCAGTGGCTTTGCAACGAAACCGACCGGGCGTTCGCAATTCGCGAATTACGAAAATGACACTCCCTCGCGAGAGAACGTCGGCGGTCATCCGCACACAGGATTTCCTGCTGCGGCTCGCCAGCCCGTACAACGGCGGGATCAAGGGCATCCCGAAGCCCGTCCGCGAGGAGGCTAGGCGGCTGCTGCGGCACTATCCCCACTGGTTCGACCTCGGCCGTGCCGATGCGTTCGATCCCGAGGCCGCCAGCCGGATCGCGAGCCAGGACGAGCGTTGACCTAATTGACGGGGGCGATAGGCTTCGGGCATGGAAGCCACGCTGCGGTTCGACTTGGACGACCCCGACGACGCCCGCGAGCATCGCTGCGCCCTGGCGGGCCGGGATGCCCTGATCGACCTAGAGCGGATCGACCAGCACTGTCGCGGGAGGATCAAGCACGGCGAGCTTGGCGACGAGGCCCAGGCCGAACTGGAGACGGTGCGGCGAATGATCGCGGCCGAACTCACGGAGCTACTGCACTGATGGGCGAGTATTCCCGTTCGGGACAGTCAGAAGCGAAAACACGCGATTTGGGCGATGACGTTCCCGCTCGGGACAACACGCTCACCGACGCGGAGCGTGAGGCGATTGCGTTCATGCTCCGACACGCGGCGGTCGCCGCAGACGGTTGGGCGTTCATTGACAGTGCCGACTACCGCATGCACCACGACGCCGTGTTCGGGCTGCTTGCCCGCACACAAGATGACGCGAATCGCCAATAGATGCGCGGTTCGTAAGAGAAATGTGGCATTAATGCTTACAGATTGACCATATGATCGGGGAGTTTCCGGCGTCGGAAACTGACTGAATCTGGGAAACGTACAAGACGCCACAGAGACACGTATGAACGGCGATCCGCTGGATGAACTGGACGAGCAGGCTGCGGAGATCGCTCGCCTGCGGTCGCAGCCCTGCCCTTACGTTGTCGGCAGAACCACGCTGCACTGCTCGCTGACGCCGTTCACGCTCACCGATGCGGAGCGGGAGGCGATCCAGACTGCGATGAACGCTTACGGCGATAACAACGATGACCGAGAGTGCGAGAGGATTGAGGCAACCCTTTGGGGATTGCTAGAGCGAACGAAGTGACCATACACGCCGCACATAGCGTCTCACTTGTGGGGCGAAAGTGAGAAACAACGGCACTACTGAGCGAAAGTGCGGTCTCGCCGATCTGGATAAGCATTGACCCAGTTGACGCTCCGCATACGTTGGCGGAATGGCAACTCACCGCCTCATCAAAGGCGACTGCATCGAAGGGCTTCGGACGCTCCCCGACGCCAGCGTCCACTGCTGCGTGACCAGCCCGCCATACTGGGGCTTGCGTGACTACGGCCACGACGGGCAGATCGGCCTGGAGGCCACGCCGGAAGCCTACGTCGCTCGCATGGTGGAAGTGTTCCGAGAGGTGCGGCGGGTGCTGCGGGACGACGGCACTTGCTGGGTGAACCTTGGCGATAGCTACAACGGCATCGGCGGGCCTGGAAAGCAGAACGGCGGGCCAATCGGCAAAACGGCCGCCGTGGCAATTGAAGGCACCAAGGGACGACGCATTTCAACGCTTAAGCCCAAAGACCTCGTCGGCATCCCTTGGCGTGTCGCCTTCGCCCTCCAGGCTGACGGCTGGTGGCTGCGGCAGGACATCGTCTGGCACAAGCCAAACCCGATGCCCGAAAGCGTGCGGGACCGCTGCACCAAGTCACACGAATACGTTTTCCTGCTCACCAAAAGCGAGCGGTATTACTACGATTCCGAGGCGGTGAGCGAGCCTGTTTCCGCATCCAGCGTTGCCAGGGTTTCGCAGGCGACGTGGGACGAACAGCACGGCAGCGACCGTGTGCCGGGCAAGACAAATGGCCCCATGAAGGCGGTACTAAAGCGAAGCGGCAACAAGGAGCGGAAGTCGGCCAAAGAGCGTGACTGCCCACGCGACGGCGTGTGCGGCAGCGTCCCGTGGGAAGGGACGACGCGAAACAAGAGATCGGTCTGGACCGTCACGACAAGGCCGTACAAAGGCGCTCACTTTGCCACCATGCCTCCGGCCTTGGTTGAGCCGTGCATCAAGGCGGGCTGCCCCGAAGGCGGCACGGTGCTGGACCCGTTCGCAGGCAGCGGGACCACGCTGGCCGTCGCCCTAGAGCTTGGCCGCAGCGGCATCGGCTGCGAACTGAATCCCGAATACATCGAGCTAGCAGAGCAGCGGATCGCCAAGTCGAAGGCGAAGATGCCGCTGTTCGTGGCCTGAATGACGCTACAGCGGCGAGGTGCCGCCGCTGACTGACCCCCTGCGGCTCGCCCGCCGCGGTCGGCACACTTGGCCGCCATGACCGGCCACGAGCACGACCTCGCCCTCTGCGTTCACGCGTACTACGTCGGCGAGCTCGACGCCGGCCGCCGGGCGTGCGAGCGGCTCCTCGCCCGGCCCGACCTCACGGAAGAGATCGAGCACATGGTGCGGGCCAACCGGACCTGGTACACGCCCACGCTCGACGAGCTCGCCAGCGTCCACCACCAGCGGATCGACGTAGAGCCGGCCCATGAGGGCTGGAGCCTGTTCAACCCCACGCTCGCGAGCTACGGCGGCGACCTGGTCGCCCTGGTGCGATCCTCGAACTACCAGATCGTGGACGGCCGCTATGAGATGCCCGCCGCCGACGGCGGCTGCATCCGCACGGAGAACGTGCTCGTCAGGCTGCGGCCCGACCTCACCGTGGCCTCGGCCCGCGTCGTCACTGGCCCCGACTACCCACGGACCGGCTTCGCGGTCACCGGCCTGGAGGACTGCCGGCTGCGATATACCCAAACGGGTATAGGCGTCTCGGCCACCGTCCGCGACGTGAGCCCCTTCGACGGCCGCTGCCGGATCGCCACGGCCGACCTCGATCTGCGGGCGGCCACGTTCTCGGGGCTGCGGGTGCTCGACGGGATCCACGTCCAGGACCACGAAAAGAACTGGATGCCGTTTGTGGGCCGCGAGGGCTGGCTCTACGCGGCGAACCACAACGGTCACGTCGTGACGGTGGACCCCAACGGCTCGATCCCGGGGGCGTGGCAGATTTCGCAGCGTCGCCCGTCGCCGGCCCTCGCCAAGCGGTTCCGTGGCGGCTCGCAGCTGCTCCAGTTCGACGACGGCTGGCTCGGCCTGGTGCACGAGGTGGCGGGCCTCGGCAGCCGCCGCGTCTACGAACACCGGTTTATCTGGCTTGACGCCGACCTCGAACTGCGGCGGGTCTCGCCCGCGTTCGCGTTTCGCGAAAGGCAGGCGATCGAGTTTGCCGCCGGGCTGGCGGTCAACGGCCACCGGCTTGTGGCCAGCTACGGCGTTCGCGACGCCGAGGCGTGGCTCACGGCGATCGACGCCGACGACCTTCGGAGGATGCTGTATGCCGTCACCGTTTGAGGTGAAGATTTCCAAGACGCTGGCCGATGCGTGGCGGCCACACGACTGGTTCCAACTCGACGAGCGGGTTGCCCGCCACTACTACCGCAAGGCGTCTGTCGCCGCTGACGTGCGGCCCAAGCGGGTGATCGAGATCGGCACGCGGTGCGGCTACTCGCTTGTGTCGTTCGCCACGGCCTGCCCCGACGCCCGCTACCTGTGCATCGACGGAGCGGCCGACGACGACAGCCTCGACTGCCTCGCCCACTGGCAGAGCGTGGTGGAGCGGTGGGCGATCGACGCGTCGCTTGTGGTGGTCAACAGTCGGGCCGTCCGCAGCCTGCCGCCGGCCGACTTCGCCCACGTCGATGGCGACCACTCCTACGCCGGGGCGTTGCACGACCTGCACCTTGTGGCTCAGGTGCCCGTGATCCTGGCTGACGACTGCTGTAACCCCGAGGTACGGAAGGCGGTCGATGAGTTCGCCCGCGACAAGCGGCGGCGAGTGGACTTTATCAACGACGGGCTTCGGGAGGCAGCGGTCATCACATGAAGATCGGCGTCTACGCATTGGCGAAGAATGAGTCGAAGCATTGCGTCGAGTGGGCCGATTCGTGCCGCGACGCGGACGTACGGGTGGTGACCGACACGGGCTCGACCGACGGCACGCCGGGGATCCTGATGCAACAGGGCGTTACGGTCTGCAACGGCTACGTCGTGCCCTGGCGGTGGGACGATGCCCACAACCTGTCGCTCGGCCATGTGCCGCCCGATGTCGATGTCTGCATCCGGCTTGATCTCGACGAGCGGCTGCAGCCCGGGTGGCGGGAGGTCATCGAGCGGGAGTGGGACGACGCCCACAACAACCTCCGCTATCGCTATGTGTGGTCGTGGAAGGCCGACGGCTCGCCGGGGCTCGTCTTCTACAGCGACCGCATCCACGCCCGTCACGGGTTCAGGTGGACGGCTGCGACGCACGAGGGGCTCGTGTGCTGGAACGGCGAGAAACGACAGAAGTTCGTCGAGGGGCTGGAGATCCACCATCACCGCGACGCCGGCAAGCGGCACAAGACCGATCTCGCCCTGCTCCAGGTGGCCGTGCGCGAGGCCCCGCACGACGCCCGAGCCTGGTGGTATCTCGCCCGCGAAATGGAGTGGGCCGGCGACCCGCAGGCTGCGGCGACGTTCGTCCACTACCTCGGAATGAAAGGCGGCATGTGGACCGAGCGGGCCTACGCCTACCGCGCCCTGTTTCGCCTGACGGGCGACGAGAAGCATTTACACCACGCGGCGAAGGAGGCGACCGGCGAGCCCGACGCCTGGCAGCAGCTGGCGTTCTGCCACTACAAGCGGCAGGAATGGCGGGAGTGTCACGCCTTCGCCGCCCAAGCGATCAACGCCGACGGCCAGGGCACGCATGCCACCGATCCAGAGGCCAAGACGAAGGCCTACGACCTCGCCTCGGTGGCGGCCTGGAATCTCGGCATGCGGCCCGAGGCCCTCCAGTTGGCGAGGGAAGCCGTGGCACGATGCCCGGGAGACCCACGCCTGACGGGCAACGTCGAGGCAATGGAGCGAATCCTGGAGGCCGCCGCGTGAGCCTGCTCAAAGACCTCGCCGACGCCTTGGCGGAAGCCTTGTCGGGCTATTCGTGGAGCACTGTGGAGGCCACTCCGTCCGTGTCTCGCGCGAACTGGCCGAGCGTAGACATCGAGGACATGGTCAACCCGGTGATCGTCGTCACGCCCGGGAGCCAGAACAACATCGAGCGAGTCGATCGCTCCAAGCACCAGTTCGACTACCAGATCAATGTGTTTGTCGGCAGGCACACGCCAACCGAGGCGGATGCCGACCAGATGCTCGAGTTCACGGAAGAGATCATCGACGTGCTGCTCGCGAACGACTGGGGCGAGCTGGAGTTTCCGGCGACGAGCCCGATGTCGATCAGTCTCGACATCAACCCAGACGAGGGCCTGCAGGAACGCAACGTGTGGCGGGCCGTGATCTCGGTCACGTACAGGACGTTCCGCTGATGGCACGGGCAAGCCGGGCACACATTCGCCCCGGTGCCGTCGGCGGCAATCGCCGAGAGGCCTCGGCCGCGACGCAGTCCAAGATCGCCCTGCAAGCAAAGATCAAGGGCCAGTTCTTTGATCGGGCAAAGGTGCGGCGGGCACTAGAGAAAGCCAACTACGAAGCCCTACGCAAAACCGGCCGCGACATCCAGGAGGCGTCAAAGCGTGGCATTGGCCAGAATGCCCCAGCAAAGACAAAAGCCGGCCAGAAAGCGGTGCGGGCAAACGAGATCGTCGAGTTTGTCGGCGGCCTCTACCGCGACATCACGATGGCCGGAAGCGGCAAGCCTCGCTCGGCCGGCAGGCCAATCAAGTCGTGGGCACCAAAGCGGTTCGCTTACCGCGACGTGATGTTTTTCTGGGATGGGTCGCGCCGCAGCGTGGTAATCGGGGCACTCAAAGCTGACTGGCTCGGCCGGCTCCATGAGTTCGGCGGCACGATGACGCTCACTGCCTACCGCATTGGCGTCGGGGCGGCCCGGAATGCGTTCCTGCGACGCAAGGGTTATGGCAAGCAGGGGCGAGACGCCAAGGGGCGGTTCACTACAAGCCTGCCCCAAGCCAATCAGTTCCAGTACGGGGCAATCCTTTGGTCTCACAAAGGCTTTCGCCACTCCAGGAACTGGGAGCGGACGACCATGACCAAGACCGCTCGCTATCCTGCCAGGCCGTACATGCAGGGCGCGGCGGGCGTCCAGAAAGTCGTGGCCCGCGCCCGCGAGCGGTTCCGCGACACGCTCCGCGCAGCCTAGCCACACCCCCTGCGGCGACCCTGCCCGCCAGCCCTATCGTGAGCGGCACACCCCGCACACGGAGCAGTCCACATGGCAGTGACCCTCGGCAAGGACGCGAATATCACGGGCATTGCGAATGCTCGCAGTGTCACGGTCAACAACTCGGCGAGTGAGATCGACGTGACCAAGTTCGGCGACACGGCCCGCAAGTTCCGTAAGGCGCTTATCGAGCAGACCGTCGAGGTCGAGTGCGTTGACGATCCGGGGGTTGAGGCCGGCGGCACGTTCACGCTCGGTGGAACGAATACCGGAAACGTCGCGTACGTCGTAACCAGCGTCGCCAAGGCCGATCCAGTCGATGGGATTCAGACGTGGACCGTATCCGCCAGCCGACACGCCGCATAACTCAGGAGCATCTCCATGGCCATTGTTCTTGGTAAGGACGGCTCGGCCCCTCCGTTCGGCACCGACATTATCTCGGCGACTTACACGGAGGAGTGCGAAGTCATCGACGTGACGAACCGCGCTAACGAAGGCGGGGCGTCAGGTGCAGCTGGGTATCGGGCCTACAAGGCCGGGTTCAAAACCAAGATGTGGGAGATCGAGTGCCACGACGCGACTGCTCTCACGACAGCGCTGACAACGAATGCGTCGTCTGGTTTTACGGTCATGAGCGTCACTGAGAACATCGGAATCGACGGGGCGGTGACGTTTACGGTGACCGCCCGGGAGGTCTAATCCCGTGGCGATCCAACTCGGCAAGGATTGCGTCATCAGCGTTGACGGCGTCACGCTGGTCGGCGTGCGTGCTGTCAACGTGCAGCGGACCGCACGCACGATTGACGTAGACGAGTACGGCAGCCGCCAGGCGACCGTCTACCCGACCGGGTTTGAGACCTCAGTGTCGATTGAGTTCAACGACATTGACGGCTGCAACCTTGCCAAGGATGGCATCATTGAGGGGCTGAAGTTCAGCCTGATTTCGGTCGGCGGCAGCGGCGTAGCTATTCCCTGCGTTGTCACGTCGTTTGCCGAAAGTCAGCCCGTCGATGGCGTCGTGACATACACGGTCGAAGCCCGCTTGTGTCGGGAAGGCATCCAGCCAAACGAATGAGAGGTGACGAGTGAGGGAGTTTCGCGATAACGAGGGTCGTCCCTGGCAGGTGGCGCTCACGGTGGCTTCGGCCCTGCGAGTGCGGGACATGGTCACGGTGGACGTGACGGTCGAGGAGGAGCTGCCAGACGGTGGCGTGAAGACGGAACGCAAGACGCTGCCCTTCGACATGGTCGATGTGGCGTCGCTGTCGCAGACGTTCCAGGTGCTTCGCGGCCAGTTCGCCAAAGTGGGCGAGTCGCTGTACGCGATCCTGACCAAGCAGGTTGAGGAGCGGAAGCTGACGAAGGATCAGTTCCTCGACGGGCTTCGCGGCGATTCGCTGGAGGCGGGAGCGAAGGCCCTGGAACAGGAGCTTGTCGATTTTTTCCCCCAGCGCCTCCGTCGAATGGTCGGGCTCCTCGCGGCAAAGATGGACGAAGTGGCCGGCGAGATGCTCGACAAGGCGGAGGCGGGGCTGGCCGAGGTGAAGGCGTCGGATCTGCCTGGAGTGCGATCTGGGAAGCCGCAGGAATCCTCGGCGTCCACCCCGGCGAGTGGACCTTCCGGCAACTCGCCGCAGCCCGAGACGCCCGCCTCGAACACGACTGGTGGCACACCGCCAACGTGATGGCGGCGATTTTCAACGTCAATAGGGATCGCCGCAAGCCGCCAATCGACCCGACCAAACTACACCCCTTCGCTCGCAAGAAAGCAGTCCGCCAGGCCACACCAGAAGAGATTGCCAAACTTTTTGGGCCTGACTGGCACACGGTAGAAACATGAGTGCAGGACGCGTCAGGCAGGGCGGCGTATTCGTCGAGATCGGCGCTGACGCTCGCAAGTTCTTTGCGACACTAGACCGCGTCAATAAGTCGGTCGGAAAAGTTGGCGCGTCGATTGCCGGCATCGGCGGCCGGATGGCCGGCGTGGGGGCCGGGCTTGCCGCCCCGTTTGTCGCCTCGGCTATGGCTGGGGCACGGTTCCAGGACGTGCTGCTCAACGTCCAGGCGTCCACGGGGGCGACTGCGGCCGAGATCGACCAGGTCCGCAAGGCTGCCCTGTCGATGTCGCAGGCCCTCGGCGTCGGGCCGACCGAGGCCGCTGCCGGCTTCCTTGAACTGCTGAAGGCTGGCATGTCGCTAGAGCAGGTGCTCGGCGGTGCCGGCGAGGCGGCGATCGCGTTTGCCAAGGTCGGCGGCATGGCCGTGGCTGACGCCGCGGTCGTGATGGCCGACGCCATGAACGTGTTCAAGGTGAGCGGCGACGTGGCTGCGAACACGCTCTCGGCTGCGGCCGACGCGAGCTCGACCTCGATCGAGGGCATCGCCCAAGCGTTCTCGCAGGTGTCGGCCGTCGCTGGGCTCGCCAACCAATCCATTCAGGACACGGCGGCCTCGCTCGCCGTGCTGGCCAACGCGGGCATCAAGGGATCAGACGCCGGCACGTCACTAAAGACGATGCTCATGCGGCTCATGGCCCCAGCCGACGATGCCGTCGGGGCCTTGGAGCAGGTGGGCCTATCGGTGCAGTCGTTCCGCAACGCCGACGGCACCATGCGGCCGATGGTCGAGATCATCGGCACCCTCACGACTGCCCTCGAAGGCATGGACCAGGCGGCGAAGGACGACATCCTTAGCCGAATCTTTGGGTCCGACGCGATCCGGGCCGCCGCCGTGATGACCGCAGCCGGCGTCGATGGCTTCAACGCCATGCGGGACGGGATGGCCGGTGCGATGTCGGTGGGCGACAAGTTCGCCACGATGTCGAGCGGGCTGTCGGGGGCTATGTCGAGTCTGTTTGCCGCGATGGAGCGGCTGGCGATCGCTGTAAGCGATGCCGTGGCCCCGGCTCTGATGGCCCTCGCCGGGCCAATCACGGCGGTGGTCAACGGCTTCGCGTCAATCGTGAGCAACAACCAAGAGCTCGTGGCCAACATCGCCAAGGGCGTGGCCGTGTTTAGCGCAATCGGTGCTGTCTTGGTCAGCGTCGGCGGCTCGCTGCAACTGGTGTCATTTGGCCTGGGCGGCCTGATCAACGCCGCGTCGCTCGTCGTGGCTCCGATCATGGGCATCATCACCACGCTGGCCGGGTTGGTCATGTCGTTCGTGTCGGCCACGGCTGGCGTGCTCGCCTACTCGGCCGCGTCGGTGGCGGCGGCCGTTGCATCCGGTACTGCGTGGGCCGTGGCCAACGCCCCGCTCTTAGCCCTTGTGGCGGTGCTCGCTGCCGCGGGCGGCTTCGTCTTCTACATGCTCGGAGGCTTTGAAGGCATCTCGTCTGCACTGAGCGGCGGGTTTGCTACGGCCGTGAGCGATGCGACGACACTTCTGACCGACCTTGGCAACATCGGCAGCACGACGTTCTCGGGGCTGTACGAAGCCATTGCCGGCGGCGACCTCCAAGGCGCAATGGACATCGCCATGGCCGGGCTGTACGCCGCCTGGGCTCGCGGGTCCGAGGCGATCATGGGCTCGGTCGATTCGTGGTCGGCGTTCGTGCAGAACACCGTGACCTACATGTGGGCCGGCATCAAGGGCGTGTTCGGCGACTCAATCAACTGGGTGCTCAACGCGTTTGACGACATGGTCGCTGCCGTCCAGCAAAGCTGGAACTACGTCCAGAGCTTCATCAAAAAGGGCTTCGACCTCGAAGCTGAAAACAAGAAGGTCACCGACGCCAACGCGGCCCGCAAGCGTGAGCGGGAGGCGGCCCGTGGCTCAGATGTCGAGATGAAGAAGGCCGATGATATCGCGGCCGGTCGGCATGCGGAAAACGACAGGCGAGCCGAGGAGCGACGGGCCAATACGGTGGCAGCGGAGCAGACCCTCGGACAGAAGGCCAGCGGAGCCAAGAACCGACGCGTCCAGGGCGAGCAGTTCGCCGACCTCCTGAAGAACATTGAATCTGCGTCGTCGATCGAGCAACTCCAAGACCTGTACGGGGAGTTCGACGCCCTCTCGTCCAACGGCCGGCTTTCGGCGCAGCAAGCCGCCACGATCGAGGCGGCTCTTGAAGACGCCCAAGAGCGTCTCAGTAAGGCTGGCAGTGCCGCAGCCGGCGGGGCCGCAGCTGCTGGCGCTGGCGGACAGGCGGCGGATCCGGCAGGCATGCAAGACGCTGCCGGTCAGGCGGCACAGAACCAAGGCGAGAGCGTCGGTTCGTTCTCCGCGTTTGCAGCTGGTGGTATGGGTGTAGGGACCAGCATTCCCCAGAAGCAGCTAGAGACGCTGCAGCGGATTGAGCAGAACACGCGCGAAGGCGACGGCGGCGTCGTGAAGGAGTAGCGGATGGCGGGCGACATTGTCTGGGTTGAGGATAACGAGTCGCGGACGGCCACGATCGTCAGGGTCGGCCGCAAGGCGACGAGCACGTACGTGAAGTCGTGGAAACTCTTTGGGTCTTCGGACGACACCGCGATTCACGACGACATAAACAATGAGTTGACGATGAAAGCACTCTTCTGGAACTACCCAGGAGACGCCAGCGGAAACTCAAGACTTCAGGCTGACAGCTACACTCTGGAGTACCTCGGCGGCGAGGCGTGGCATCTCACGGTTAGCTACAGTAAAGAGGGGGCAGAGGACGACGAGCAGGATGAGCCGATCCGGCGGTCGCGTTCGTTTGACACGTCCGGCGGGCAAGAGCACATCACGCAGGCGATTGCCGGCAAGGTGTCGGAGAAAGGCAAAGCGTCAAACGTCACCGACGGCGACAACGTCATCGGCTTTGACGGGCAGAACGTCAACGGCGTGGACATCATCGTGCCGCAGTTGGCGTGGCAGGAAAACTACGAGGTGCCGTCGTCGTACGTGAAGGCCGACTACATCAAGAAAGTTTCGCAGGCGTCAGGCACGACGAACAACGGCGATTTTCGCGGCTTCAAAAAAGGCGAGGTTCTATTCCTCGGCTGCTCCGGTTCGCAGGAATGGGACAAAGAAAAGGGCGATGGCCCGTGGGCGTTGACGTATAAGTTTTCTGTGTCGCCTAACGCTGGCAGTGGCGAGACCTTGGGCCCACTTAAGGTTGGCGAGATTGATGGCATTGAAAAGAAAGGCCACGAGTACCTCAACACGTATTACGAAGACGACGTGCGAGATAACAAAATCTGGAAGGTGCCCAAGATCGTGTGGGTGCACCAGGTCTACCGCGAGAGCAACTTCGCCGATCTAGGCATCGGCACTGACACGACGGGGCTCTGATGGGCAACGCTACCCGCAAAGATGGCCGCATTGAGCCGGGCCAGAAGCTTGGCACCGCTATCTCGGCCCGCGCGTGGAACCGGGCGCAGGATGCGGCCGACATCGTGCTGGGCGAGCGAGATAAATTCTTATCGCCAGGACAGGAAGGGCCGCCTCGGGCGTCAAACATCTTGCTTGTGCGAAACAACAGCGGCGAAGATGTGCCGTGGCTGGGCGTGCTTGGCCTTGGCAATCCAGTCACCTCAACCGCAAGTAATTCGTCGGCTCAATTCACGTCTGACATGGTGCTCGCTGGCCTTAAGCCGTCGGGCGGCGACCAGCCAGTTGGCGTGGCCGTCGAGCCAATAGCGGAAGGGGCAGTCGGCCGCGTGGCCGTGTCTGGCCGATTCCCGGCCAAGATCAAAATCCTGACCACGGCCCACAAGTACGCCCGAGGGCGGGCCGACGATGTCACGCAACTCATCACGGCCGAGTGCGGGCCTCTACGAATAGTGTGGATGGGCTCCGGCACTGACGGGGTCATGGCCGCCGTGATTGGATAGCCATGGCCAACTGCAACTGCTGCGGCTGCATTGTTGTTGACGTGCTGCACAAGTACGCATACGGCAACTCACGCTACACGTTCTCGGCCGTTCAGTCGCTGCTCACGCAAGGCGGCACGCTCATCGACTGTAGTGCCGTGGCGCACCCGTCAACGGTCACGACATCGCGGGCGTGGTCCGTGGATGCGTATGAGATTTTCGGGCAGATCACGGGCACGGCCACCGGCGGAAGTTCGTCGTTTGACCTCGGGGCATTTAGCGTACGCATCGGAGCGACGTGGAGCCCTGTGCCGGGGCGAGAGACAGGCAACGTCTACATCTACGACGAAGAGCATCCGCCTACGCAGGCGGAGAAAAACGTCGCGGCGTCCGTGTCGCTTTTTGGGACAACGCAAGCCACGGCCAGAGGCGAGCTTATCGCGCGTGACGCGCCTGAGGGTTTTGCGGATTCGTGGATGATTTATTTTGACCCAGCCGATCCGCCAACGCTTAATGCGACCAATTGGCCAAATTCACTAGAGCCCACTCGCGGCCACTATCTTGGCTACAACGGACTCGGATCGCACTACATTCGCAACGCATACTTTGTCGATGTTCAGGCGTCCATCGTTGAATCGCTGGATTTCGGCTCACCGCTTGATCCGTACAGCGGCGACTTTAAGCCGTTTCTCGTCAGGGCATTGACAGACCTTCCCGAGCCGGCAGGCGACGTTGCCACCCTCGCTGGAACTCGATCCCTCCCGGCCCACCCAGGCACGCTGCTCAACGACTTTATAGAGCGGCCGTTGGAGGAGTTGGAGTCGGTCGTCATCTACGCCGAATCGGTTTCGCTTCAGCCACTCGCGACTGGCAACGAACTGGCATGGGCCGCGCACCTGCCGGGCGTTAGCGGTTACTCTGGAAACACGCCGCCCAACACAGAAGGTTTTGACCCTAAAAGGTCGTTGGAGTTTCAAGGCCAGACGATGCTGATCGTCGCCGGCCACATCTATTCCGGCTTCAGCACTCCAGCCGGCCTCGACGTTGGGATTGTGTGCCTGGCGAGCGGCACGGCGGAGGAGATTCCGGCGAATGGCTTTTGCACTGCATTTGCGAGCCGCGGGCCTGCTTCGATTCCTTCGTCATACAACGGCCAGAACGCGGCGAAGTCTCACGCGACCTACTATCGCGACGGCGTCGAAGTGCTTACGGCAGTCAATCCGACGCAAGAGGCAATCAATGCGGCAACCAAGGCCGAGGGCTCGTATCTCGTCGTGACGGTGCCTGCCGAGGATCCATGGGAAGGCTCAGGCCCAGACTTCAGGCGATGGAACCCCGGGTTCCATAAGGCCTATTCGTCTTTTATTCGCGACATCACGAAACCGGCCGTTGGATACACGGTCCCAAACGATCTGTTCTGGGAGCTCGATTTTTTTGGCCAGCCGAAATATCTTCCAGCCGGCCGTGTTGTCTCCACTGAGCCGCTATCTGGCAAGCGCCCGGGATATAACGTCACCGGCAAGCAATACCTGTGCGAGCCAGACGAGCGGGCAAATGGATTTTTTGCGAGGCCGAGTAGTCGGATTGCATTCCGCGATGCGGCCAGCGGAGCGTACATCTCAGGGCCGGGGGATTACACACTCAGCCCCTATTTCAGCCTGGCGTTTCTCGCGGAATGGAATATCGGTGTTTTGGCGACGAGCGACGAGGCTGGAAACGCCCCGCTCGGTATTCCAGCGGTGCCATGGAAGTCGCACCAAATCCCCGCCGACAACCATCGCGGCGCAGTGGCAACGCTTACGGACGTTGGCCTGCAGACGTGCGAATACTGGCGGGCGCGAAGGCAGTCAGAAAAGGTGTCGTCTGTCACGCTGACGTTTGATCGCAAGATTGACCCAGAAGGCGTCGATGTCGGCCAGTTCACGCTCACGAAATGGCTGCCCGACGGCACGCAGGAAGACGTGGATGGCATTGAGGTCGAGGCAGTTGGCGACGGCAGCCGGGAGTGGAAGGTCACGGTGCCGACCGCCGCTCAAGAAGAGCGAATGTTCTTGGTGCTTAAGTACGACCCGGCAGGCGATGTATTCACCGACGACATTGTGACCATTGAGCTCTCGTCGATTGATCGCCGCCCTCAGCCGGGGCAAGTCAAAGCAATCTACGTCTACCCGGACCCTGAAGATCCAGAGCAGACCAAGCGTTCGTACTGGGGGCGAGCTCTTGGCGAAAGCGATGGTTCAGTCGGATACCACGACATCGAAGAGGGGGATCCGCCAGTAGACCTAGCCGGGTTTCCCTACGATCCAGAGCCGTGCGTGCTTGCGGCTCGAACGTCGTGGCTGATGGCCGACGAAATCGGCTGGCCGCGGCTCATCGACACGAGCTCGACAACCGGGCCGTATGCCATCGGGCGAGTGGCAAGCCTCTCCGGGACAGTGACGCTCGGCAAGACTGCCTTTGAGAATGCCTCCAAAAAGCTGTCCACAGTATCGGCGTCGGCGACCGTGACCGTTCCTGTGACAATCGGCGAGTATTCGCCGCGACTGATCCGCGACGGCTACGTGCCGGGCGTGCCGCCGCTTACGTCGCCGCCTCCTGGGCATTCGTATTTCGGGCTGACGACCACAATCGATCCCTGCCCGCCGGCCAGCCTTTCGGCGTGCGTCGCGCCGTCGGCGGCCCAACTACACGCTTCCGCGATCCGCTGCGACGAGGACATCGACGGCTTTGAGGTTGAGCTCGTCGCGTACCAGGGCAATGCCGAGGCCGATTTTACGAAGACGGATTACGGCAACGTCGGCGACTTTTCCGTCGTTCCAGCCAACAACGAAACGAGCCCCGGAACAACCGCTGCCGCAATACTCCTCGCCAAAGACGGCGGGCCGATCTCGTTTGCCAAGACGCTCCAGGGCCAGCAGCTGCCGCAAAACGTCTGGATGGCGATTGAGTCGGTGCGAAGCGCGGAGTTGCCGATCCGCGAAGCCGTTTCGCGCCCGCCCGACGCGGTGCGGACGAGCGGCGACTATGAGGGCGAGTGGTATCGCGTGCGATACACGTTTGAGAACAAGATGTATTCGCAAGCCGAGGTATTGGAGTGGGAGCCGATGCTGGCCGCTATGCCGGACGTGCAACGAGCCGACGGCACAATAGTAAACGGACCTGTTGGCGGCTTTTACGATCCTGAAGAAATTGAATTCCTGCCAGGCGACAGATATGCGGGGGGCAGCTTTCATGCTCCGTCGATGGTCGGAAAGCTAATCCCCTGGTGGCTCTATCGTCGCCCGCCGGAAGTGTGGCCTGATGACTGGTCTGTAATTCGCCACGAAGATAGCGGCGTCGTCCGGCAGTTGTCGGGCGGAGCGATTACGCAGACGGGCCTACAAGCGTGTTTGTCTGCGTGGCGAGATCATCGCACGTATCCGGCACTCAAGACAACGACGCTTGGTGATCTGTCGCTGGCGATCTCGGTGCGCGTCACATTGCGAGCCGATGTCGATTACGTGGATTGGCAGCTAGAGCCGCAGCTTTTCGCTACGGTAAGCGGAGACGCGAATTGGGCTGAGTTGTACGAGTACGACGACGATGCTTTATTGCAGGGCCAGTTCGGTCCAAACTGGCTTGCGTCGCGAGGCACAACCAACGGAGGGCCGTTCATTGGCGGCGCTTCGTCCGATCCAGGCGAGTACGAGCGGCAGTCACCGTACAAGCAAGGGTTTGCACTGCTTGGCGGCCTCGCCGCATGGCAAAAGCTTGAAGACGCCACGGAGGCCGATTCTCGCAGTGTCACGCACCAGTTTTGCGCCGACATCTCCGACGTGCTCGTGCTCAACAAGTTCCAAGAGGAGCAACTGGCGAAAGGCGAGGACGTGATGATTCGGGCGGCTGGAATACCAGACGGCACGCGGACGTGGTATTGGCGGATTCGGAAGACCTGAGCCAGCCACCCCCTGCGGCCGGCTCGACAGGCCCCGTACCCTAGCGGCATGTCGCCCTTTCGCCTGGCCCTCGCCGACCGGCTCGACCACCCGCCGCTCCTGGTGCCGCCGATCCGCGAGCTCCGCGGCGTGGTCATCGTGGCCGGCGGCGACCTCTACAGCCGGCTCGCATTCCACCTGATCACCGCCCTCCGCGGCCTAGGCTGCCGGCTGCCCGTCGAGGTGTGGCACTTCTCGCACGAGATGCCCGACGCGATCCGCGGCGTGTTCGCCCCCGAGCCCGGCGTGCGGCTGGTGGACGTGGGCCAGTTCTGCCGCGAGCGTGGGATCCCTACGCGGGCCGTGGCGGGCCGATCCGCCCAGCATTCGGGCTGGTGGCTCAAGTCGTTTGCCCTCGCCCACACGGGCTTTGCCGAGGCCCTGCTGATCGACGCCGACAACGTGCCGGCGACCGACCCCACCTACCTCTTCCACGACAAAGCGTACGAGCGGGCCGGCGCGATGTTTTGGCCCGACCTGCCGCCGAGCCGCGAGCGTGGCCAGTGGGTGCCCGAGGGCGCGTGGCGGGCCGTGGGCCTGGAGCCCGTGCCCGGGGCGCGGCCGTTTGAGTCGGGCCAGCTTTTGGTGGACCGTCGCCGCCACTTCCAAGCCCTCGACGTGGCCCTCTGCCTCAACGACTGGTCCGACGAGGTTTATCAGTTCGTCTACGGCGACAAGGACACGTTCCTCCTCGCGTGGCACCTCTGCGGGCATCGCTACCACCTGCCGCCCCGCAATCCCGTCTGGCGTCACCCCGCGATCTGCCAGCACGACAGCGACGGCAACCTCGTCTTTCAGCACGCATGCCAGGCGAAGGCCGAGATTGCTGGCGGTGCGATCATCAAGTCGGTGGTCAATCGCCGGTTCGCGCCGGACGCCAAGGCCGAATACGACCGCCGGCTCGCAGGGTAGCGCGATGCCTCGCCGCCAACGCAAGCAGCGGACCGTCTACGTGGGCGAGCAACGGTGGAAGATCCTCCGCAAGCGACTCCGCAATGACGACGGCCAGTGCGACTACAACGCCAAGACGATCCGCATCGCCGACACGCTCCACGGCGTTGACCTCTTAGATACCCTGCTTCATGAGTTGATACACGCCCGGTGGCCAGACCTGAGCGAGGAGGCCGTCGCGGAGTTTTCCGAGACCCTGTCGGGCGTGCTCGATGCCGAGGGGTTCCGACAGCCCGATGACCATGAGGAGTGACGCATGGGCAAGGCTAAAGGCGACATCATCGACGAAGTGCTCGGCAACATGAGCGAGCGGCAGCCACAGGCGTGGTATCAGCGGATCGCCCCCGAGCACGCCGACACGCTGCGGCAGATCAAAGACGCCTACCTCGCGGGCCGGTTCGGCAAGCAAAAGAAGCCGGCGGCCGAGGCGATTGCACGGACGCTGAAAGATCGCGGCATTGCCGCCGTCCAATTTCAGGGGGTGCTCGCATGGCTCGAAAGAGCGTAGTCGCTGAGGTTGCCGCCCAGATCAACGGCGACAAAGGGCTGACGATCGAGGAGGTTTCCAAAAAGGAGACCGCCGACGGCTTGGAGGTGAAGAGCGTCTCGGCTCGCATCCGCACCGTCGAGGATCTGCTGCGGCACATCGAGGCCGATATGACCCGCTTCGAGATCGCCACCAGCGAG